GGAAGCCAGTTACTGGTTCCTGGGGTTAGCGCGAATGATGAAACGTATCTAACGCCTGGGATAGCACTAATCAAAGCAATGATTTGATTGGCCCTAAGGACGTCTTCCGAAGTTGGGTAAACACCAGGACTCAGGTACTCGATAATCGAGTTTTCTACTGTTTGCTCCAGTGGTTCCTGGTCGTAGTTTGAATCAAGAACAACCGACGCAACAATCGTGGCGGAAAGAAGTTCAAAGTTGCTCACGTTTACGATAAGACCCGGAAGTGCTTTGTCAATGATTGCGCTTTGTATGTCCGGTATTTGAATCAACGTATCCACGAAGTCGCCGTTTCCGTAAACAAAAACAGCAATATTTCCAACTGACTCAATTCCCTTAGTGACGGTTCCAGAGTCAGCAGTAGAAGTCTGTATAGAACCAGAATTGGCATAAGATATAGTTGTTGCACTAACACTCGTTAATTCAATACCAACACCGTTGTATGTGGTATTTGTTAATCCAGAAATATCAACCCTGTCTCCTGCTTGGAACTGATGATTGGAGCCAATTGTTACTGTTGCAATTTGACTGGGGGATACAACTCTGGAAACGTTTGTAATTGTTTTGGTTTTACTTGTTGCGATGTCTCCAGTGTCTGGGTCACCATCTGTCAAGTCGTATGTGCGAACTCGTCCAACTAAACCAGAATATGTATTGGCAACGAATGAATCAACCTGGCTGGCTTTAACCAATGTTGACGAAAGAGATGACAGATACGAAACCGCCCTAGATAGGAAACCAGACGATGTTTCGTTATTTACTCCATTTTGGAAATATGCAAGAGGTGCGCCAGAGGTGCTTACACCAGAACTGGATTCTGCACTAATAATAGAAGTCGACGGGGTGAGTAGGGTTAACGGAGTTGCCGGGGTAATTGACGGAATAACTCCTGGGGTTATACATTCAGCAAGAACGACCCCTGACGGGAAAGGGTCACCAGGAGCAGGTGATTCATCTGCTGCAATCTCAAGCGCCTCAACCGTCATAAATACATACTCGATTACTTCGTCTTCAAAAATACTGGTGTATCCGAATACTGTTCCGACCGGGATAGTCGCACCTTCGTAGGAGTCGGCCGTGACGGTAATGTTCATTTGCGCTGAAGACGACAAGTTAATGGTGACGCCCATCATTGAAAGTATTCCGGCCATTAATCTGTCCGGGATTCTATTTACAGAGGTTGCGTTAACCCAACCAATCCATGCCATCGCCTGGAATATGGCGTCTTCTACAGTTCCTGTTCTAAGGGAGAATTCGGGCAGGGTTAAGCGAGCCATCTCTATGGCTTCCAAGTACATGTCGCCTGGCTCTTTGTCGTAGATAGTTAGGTCTACGTATTGTGAAAAATCTGCTGGCATGGATTTACTCTTCCGTTATTACAAAAGAAAACTGAACACCTATTGTCCCATTGTCTTCCGATATGTTAAGTGATGTTATTTCAACTTCTGGGACAAAACGAGAAGCATTGAGAACAAATAGGCCTTTATCTATAGTTGTGAAGGTCGGGTCGCTAACTCCAAATCTTGGAGTAAACGGATGGCTTCGAGGCTCGGTCAATAAGGCAACTGTCAATAGTTGAGAGTAGAAATCGTAAGTGCCGTCATAGAGCTTCTGGACGCCAGATGTGTCAAATTTAATTGGGAATTTAATAGTGTCCATATTCAATTATCCCATAGGGTCTGGTGTTTGTGTGACGGGGGGGAGCATGTTCTCTTCGTGTATTTCTTTAGCTGTCTTGATGTCCGCCGCTAGAACAACTTCTTCACGGTCGGCAGGGATTGAGGTCGTGGTCGGGTCTGCAACCATTCGGGCCACCTCTGCTGCAAATATTTCTTCCATGGCGATACGGCAGCGTTCATGGACAACATTATCAATCCAGTCTTGCGGCTCATAGGCAACATGGGCCAATGCTTTAAGTTCTGCGTCTGTAAGAGTTACTGTAAAAGTGTTCATTATTTCCTATCCTATGTATCTAATTTTCAAAAAAGTATGGAAGTAGTTAGACGTAATTGTTACTGTAGCGCCACCAAACCATGCGGCCATTCCCAGGGTGTCGCCCGCAGCCAGACGGAATACTCCGGAACCGGCCAGGTTGCCATTTGCGGAACTGGTCAAAGCAATGCTTGGTCCTCGTGCACCATTTTGTACGCTCCATAATTGACTTACGTCTACGTTTGCGGCATTGTAAACGCCACACGAAACAGCATAATCGCCAGCAAGGGGGGCGGTCAGTAATCCAGTGGCAGCGTTGTAGTGGCTGCCAATATTGTAACCAATTTGGTCAAATCTTATAGGCACATTTTGGGAAGAGTTGTTATACGACAAATCAGTACTACGGAGTGCACCCATTGATGCCGCACCAGAAGCTGTTACGGCTCCAGTAAAAGTTGCATTACCGGTACCAGCGTTAACCGTCATTCGTTGAGCGATACCAGTTTCAACAAGCCCCCACGATTGGTAAGAAGGGGTGACTTCATAATGCCATCTATTGGTGCCATTTATTGAAAAATACTGAATGGCATAACCACTGGTAGAGTTAATTCTGACACTCGTATCTCCGGAACCTGATGCGGTTATGTTTCCAAAAGTTGGATTTGCCGTGGTGGCAACTGATTGCCCAATACTCGCAGTTACTGCACCTGTAGAACTAGATACAGAAACTCCTGTACCGCCCGTTAGTGAGGTTACACCGTTTGAACCTGGGACTCCAGAAGGTCCAGTTGCCCCAACATTTCCTGCAGTAGAAAATGCCCACGAGTTGTAAATACCAGCGCCACCGGTGGTGTCTACTGTCATTGTTAAGGTCGTGCTTGTTACAGTAACAATGCCTTCAACGTAGTTTGCTGGAGCTAATGGAGTAGCAGCACGAACTCTTTGTCCAGTGGTAAATGCGCTATTGGCGGTGTTAAGTGTAAAAGCTTTTACACCTGAAACGGCTATATTGTGTTGAGTTGTTGATGTTACGCCCGAGTAGCCGGAACCCGTTGCACCAGTGGCACCTACTGGGCCAGTATTCCCAGTAGCCCCAATAGGCAACACAAAGTCGAGTATCGCAGCCCCAGCTGTTCCGCTATTTACAACAGAACCAGTAGCACCGTCGCTTACTGTTCCAACAGAAACAACTGCAGGACCGGAGGGACCAGAAGGACCCGTTGCTCCCGTGTCTCCAGCAGGACCAGTTGGCCCGGTTGCTCCATCCAACCCAGGTAGACCATTAAATCCTGGGTCCCCTTGGGGGCCGGTTGCCCCAGTTGCACCTGCAGGACCGGTAGGACCCGTAATGCCAGTAGGGCCGACAGGACCTGTTGCGCCCGTTGCGCCTGTTGCTCCTGTTGCTCCTGCCGGTCCAGTTGCACCGGTTACGCCAGTTGGTCCTGTTGGCCCGCCGGAGGGTCCAGTGGGTCCAGTGGGGCCAGTTGCTGGCTGTGGTCCAACCTCGACCCATGCTGAATCGTAGTAAACAAACGTAAGGCTTGTGTCTGATTCAAACCACAAATCACCCTGCATTGGAGACGTTGGTGCGGTGTCGGATACTCTTACGCCTCCACCTATCGACATCCATGCCGAACCATTCCAGTATTGAACAGCGGAAGTAGCAGTCACGTATGTGAATATTCCAGTACTTGGAGATGTACCAAGCGATGCGGTTCTTTCTGCTTCTGTTGCAAAAATAAGGATAGAAGAACGATTAGATGACTTGCTTAATCCAAAGATGACAAAGCTACTCATTGCTGACGTCAGGAAAGTGCCAACAACCGTGTCTTCTACTTTGTACTTCTTGGTTAGGTCTGTATCAAGAGGAAGAATTGGGCCCAAATCGCTACCAAGTTCAGGAACGTGAACGTGAACGCGCCCATCCGCAGTTACTCGCGTAACAATACAGTTAAATATTTCGCCCGGGTCTTTGCGAACAGAGAAGGCATTGTCTCTACGTACTGTCTGTGGCTGTGGAGGAGTAAGCATTATTCGCTCCCAGCAGTGGTGACGTATTTTCCGTTAGGGAATTTTTTTTTCATTATCTCTTGCTGTTGACCGTGTATTAGCTCCCCGTAAACCCCAGCATTTAAAATAGATTCTACTTTAGATTTTCCTCTTGCTTTTGCCAAAAACTTTCCATCAGATTGATATTTAGCAATAGTTTGGGCTTGGTTTAACTCCACAGGGACACCACCAACTGTCCATATTGGTGTTAGGAGAAGAGAGAACGGTTTACCATTATTCACCCCTGCTTCGGTCCATGGATAGATAGTTATCGAATGTGTTGTCTTTACGTTAGAACCAGATACAAGCACTGGTCTTCCGTAGAGGTCTACATTCCCCTGTGCGAATACTCCTGTTGTGGCTAATGGATAACGGCTGGTTCTATTGTCGGCGTCCGGTAATGGGAATATGCCTTTGTAAGTTCTTTTGCTAAAGAACTTTGACCCAGCCTCAGTTACCTCGTATGTTCTATCTCTGGCCGTTATTCCAATTTGGTCGGTTATGTCAATTACCTGAGGGCCACGTGCCCCAATTGGAAGGTCCTTAACGTCTGTGGCTTTAGCTGGTTCAGGCTTTTTAAATGAAATACTCACTGGGTCTGGGGATATGTCTGAAAAAGAAACAGATTCTATTAAGTAGTAGCCGTTGTAGTCGGACATCCCACCAAGTTTTATTGTCATCCCGGGCCTGAGACGAACAGCATTAAATCTATCTATCAGTGCCGAACCGGAAGCATCCCATGGGTTATTTTCAGTAATTGTAATGCTTGGAATTTCGAGAAGCTGAAGGTCTTCTCTTAGGTCTGCAGAGTCAAGTTTTTTGTTTTTCCATGTAAGAGGTATGTACTTGTTTTGAGTTTTTACTCTTTTGTCTTTACTTTTCTTTTGAGCGTCAGTTAATGGCGCTTCATGGGTTCCCCATCTTTTGAGAATGTATTTTTGAGATGCAAATATTAAATATCCATCCACTTCGTAAACAACAAACTTTGCATCTTTCGCAAGGCTACCGATGACATCCCAAAGAGATTCGGCCTTAGAGCCTGCTGAAGCCTTATTTATGTGTTGCGACTTTGAAGTGGTTTCACCCCAAAATTTGAGTCCATATTTTTTTGCGGCCCTTTTTACAAACTCGGTTCCGGAACCACCAATAGTTCCAGGTTTTCTATCTCTCTTCATTTGCTGTACGGCACGGGAATAACATGTAACTGTTATTACGGGGTTTTCGCCAGAACCCTGAGATACGCCAACGTTGGATATCTCAAAGAGCTGTAATTGGCGTTGTGATGTTTCTGGAAGTGTTGTTTTTTCTATGGTTCCGAATGTCTCGCTAACATAGGCAACAACACGACCTATATTAAAATAGTTCTTGGAAATCATTTTAAGACCTTCGTCAAGAACCGTAAACGACAGCTCGCTAGCCATGTTCATCGTGTAGCTTACGTTTACACTAATAAGACGTTCTCTTACATCAGCTATCTCTTCTTTTTTTTCGTCCATGAAGAATATAACGCCGCCGTACTGGCGCTCAAGAGAACGCGGAATCTGCTTCCATAATTCAATGGGGATTCTGTTGTCTACCTCCATTTTATGTTAAACGGCCCCCCATGCCGGTGTTGCCCGCTTTATCAATTCTGTAGATAAGACTAGGGTTATTGACAATTTTTTGATACACATCTTGATTGAAAGGAATTATGCTGCTGCATTTTCCGTTGTACGTTATGAACCCAAGTCTTGCCATTTCTGCTAACAAGTCCTCACTAACTGTTTTTCTATTCCATGTTGTCTCTGCAAGGGTACTATCGCACATGCCCTTGTTGCCTGGCGGTGGTGGCGGTATTTCCGGTATTGGTTTGAGTTTTGGAAACTCAATTAGCTTTATCATTTCTTTTGGATACTCGGTAAGCGTTATGTCGCATGATGCGCGGCTTATTGCCCCAGTAGAGCTTCTATAGATAGAGCTAACGCTAAAGTCGGCTATAACAAACAAGGAACCTTTTCCGGCATCGTTATTAAATGGAAACCTGACTGGCTCTTCCAACAGTTTGTCAAATCCCATAAAAACAACAGGGAATGGGCTTGTTGCCATTTGACGCAAAGTTTTAAGTTCTGCATCAATGCTTGTTGTTATTACCTTGCCATCTATTGCCGTATCAAGGCTTCCCGCGCCATCAGCGGCAACAATGAAACTAAAGGAGACATTCATAAGCTTGTATGCTTTCCAGTCAATCATAGGCCTATTTGCCGCCCTGTCTATTGGCGACCACTCTGAACCTATGTTGCTGTATGAAATTTGATTTGGTCTATGAAGGAACTCGTACACTAATGGCTCTTGTCCCGAAGTTGTCGTCTGAACAAGTTTTGGATTTTGTGATGCTGAAATAGATACCGAACTTGCCGAAACACCCCTGAGGGAGGATGCTCTGACGTTCACTGCTATGTTTTGACTTTTTACTGGGCGTCTTGCTGTTATTGAGTTTGGGGTAATCAATGATTGCGCTGCTCTTGTTGTTAGGGCAGATTGAGCATTGGCATTAATCAACGCAACTGCTTCTTCCCTACTGCTCCCCTTGGACATCAGTTCGTCTATTTGGGCAATTCTTATCGATTCTGCAGCATTGGCCATCAAGGCTTCGTCGCTCTTGCCAGACGTATCCCTAGTGAACAGGCTGTCAATAAGGTACTGACTGTCTGTGATTCCAAAAGTCTGCAGGTTGCCAAAAGGGTAAAACATGTTGTTGAAAGGGTGATACCAATAGGACGGAACGATTAACGTTCCATAACTGTCATACGTATTTACGTATGTCTCTGGACTCTCAATCCAAATCTGAATATTTCTATACGAATATGGATTTGTATCTGGAGACAGAGGATAAAGACGGGTTCTTCCAGTTGCAACGTAAAGCTTGGTCCCACAATACTTATGAGTGTAAACATCAAACCTGTCCGAGTAATACCTACGACCTTTTTTAACTCCTAGTTCAAGTCGTGGCTCGTACTTAGTTCTTTCGGCTAAAACGTTTTCATCGCCGGATGTGTATTCTTTGTATACGTTTAGTCCTGGAAGGGGCATCCAGTATTCAATTTCGTCCAACCTATACGGCGCACCATCTGGAATGTTTTTATACAAGTGGTAAACAGGGTAGCCGGGATAAATGACCCCAACCCCGGGCTGTGTTTTGCGAATTTCTTTATAGAAATAAGTATTCTGAATGGGCTGAGCTAAAACTGCCATTAGATTCTCTCTCTAATTCTCTGTTCAGAGTTCTGTATCTTCGCCATCACCATGTTTGCTATCTCTTCAGGGTTATTCTGTCCACCATTGATATGGAAGGTAAACGAGTTACTTCCGGACGTAACAGTAGCGCTAGTTGCCCCACCTGTTTGGTTAGAAACTGGAGTAAGCGTGTCGCCGATTGCTCCAGCTCCTGGGACCGCGTGAAGGTGTCTTGCGTTTCCGCTTCCGTGGAACTCCGCAAATCCACCAGCATTACGAGTGGCGACAGCATAGGAGCCGAGGTTTTGCCCAACAAGGTCTATTGCTCTTCCTGTCACATGGTCGGAGTTCAGAGAGCCAAGACCGTAGGTTCTATAAGAAGAGGTTATTGACCTGTTGCCAGCAATTGAACCGTTAATAGAATTGTGTCTAGCCATTGTCTGACTAAGTCTTGATGAAGTTGTATCTCCTATAGAGCCACCACGAGGGGTGCTTGTGTCGCCATTCATGATTTCCTTCATGGCTTCTTTGGTCCACCACTCAGGTTTTCCGGCAGAGTCAGTAAAGTAGGAACCCATATTGGTAGAGAATGTTGTAACAGCAGCAGCAAAAGTATCCGAGGCGGTACTCATCTTGTCGGCAACAGCATTGGTATCTTTATCGATGCTTGCAAAATCAAGCTTCGGATTATTTACACCATAAGAAGCAAACTTGGAGTTTACTTCAGCCGACATATATGCTTCTTTGCTGTCAAAACCTTTAGCGCTATATATTTTCTTAGCTTCTTCGTCGGTTTTGTTTGCAAACGGGTCTGTTATGTTGAAAGCCCCAGACTCCATGTCTCTGAGGAATCTTTCCTTGTTTGGGGCGTCCATGCTCCCAATCATGGCGTTCATCTGGTTTTCGTTTGCATACATTCCAGATTTGGCCATCATTCCAGAAATTTGTCCGGTTGCGTTTGTCGTAAATCCTTTTTCGGTTTCTTGCGCTTGTTTGGCTAGCGCTGCTGAAACTTCAGGGGTAAAGAATTTGGCTGGGTCAATATCATCCCATGCGCCACCTTTTTGGAAAAGTTTTCCTGGGTTGGCAAGTGACCCAACTTGCTCCATTTGCCCGTAGAAGGAATCTATGGGGCTATCGCCCATTCCGAGCGACGATTCTTGGAACCCTTTTAATGCCTCGAGAATAGAGCCAGCATCTCCTCCACCCCTAATTACGTCGCCTACTTGCCGCCCTCTCTCGCTGTAAATCTTAGGGGCGTTGACTCTTTTTATGATGTCATCAAAAGCGGTATTAATTGAATTAACGGACACGTCAATGTTTGCGTCCTTCATTTCGTTAGCCGTTTTAACCATTGTCATTCCAAGTTTTTCAACGATGTCACTAGTCTTTGCTGCCGCATCATAAAGATTGACGCCCATCTTCTTGGCTAGAACTTCAAGTTCCGCACCTGACTTGCCACTCATTTTTTTAAGCAGTTCCATACGTTTGGCTTGTTGGTCACTTACCTCTGTGGCTGCTGCTAGTTTTTCTGGAAGGTCTTTGCCCATTTTTTCAAGGGCAGCGCCTTTATCTTTCCTAATAGATTTCATGTCAGTATCGGAAATAATTCCTTTAAACGCAGGGTCTTTATTTATTTCCTCAAGAATGCTAAAATCTTTTGCTTGTTGCTTTTTCCGCTTGCCGCTACCAAGCCATCCTTTTATTGCGCCACCAACACCACCCACAAGAGCTCCGCCGACAAGACCAATTGCTCCACCTATTAGGGCGCCGGTGAGTGTTCCAATCGCAGGTATTGGTATTGCTGTTCCTACGATTGCTCCGGCACCAGCACCCAATGTCATTCCAGCCAAAGCGCCACCTTTTGCGCCACTAACCGCTGACTCGCCTGTTTCTGTGCTGTATTTCCCACCAAAGTTTTTTGCTTTGAGAGTGTTGCTCAGTTTCTGGTATTTTTCAGCAGTTCTTCCAGCAACGCCTTCAAGCGCTCCACTTCGTCCAGATAAATTTTCTCCAGCAGCTGCAGCTTTTTCTTGACTAACGATTGCACCCTGAGCATTAACAAATTCGCGTGTTGCTATTCCGTTTAAGAAAGACCCCATTGCGTCTTTTGCTTCTTTTGCCCTTTGTCGCATTCCTCCAACAAAACCAGCGAGCGCGCCAGTTATTGCACCAAGCGCTGCACCCACGGCAGTACCAATTCCTGGAGCAATCATTGTTCCTATTGCTGCACCAGCCCCAGCACCAGTCATCGCTCCACCGCCAGCAGTTCTTGATTTGAGAGCAGCCCCACCAAGGCCAACTGCCATACCCGCCAGTGGGTTGAATTGACCAACCATTCCGCCAAGAGCCATTGCCCCTTGTGCTTCTTCTGGCATCTTTTGAGACAATGCTGACATACCCATACCAACAGCCATCTTCGCACCCATGCTGTTATTTAATCCGCCAATACCTTTTTCGGCATTCCCAAGAACTGCAGAACCAAGAGCACCGTTTCTTATTGAGCGGGTAGTCATGCCGGAGTACTTAATCTTGTTTCCAACGCTCATGCCTTTTGTGGAAACAAAGCCTGTTTGTGGGTCATAAGTAGCGCCTTGACCGGTTGTAATCCTATTGCCCGTGATTGGGTCAATTTTTCTACTTAGATTCATTACTCGGCCGGTGTATTCACCGTTTGCATCAGTTTCTGCTGTTGCAAATCGACGACCAGTAATTTTTGTTCTGAACAAGTCATTACCAAGTCCAGTATTGCCCTGAGCCTGCTGGGCGGCACCGGCATTCATGCGAGCCCATAGGCCGTTCCTTCTGTATGCGCCTTGGGTTCCTGGTCCACCAGCTCCTGGAGGTGCCGTGCCTGGACCACCAGGACCTGGCATTCCACCACCGCCGCCGCTAGGTCCGGGTGTTGCGCCAGAAGAGAACCTTGTTCCTCCACCGCCACCGGCCGGTGGGGTTAATGCGTGACCACGACCAGAAAGCCATGCTGCTGCTTGGTCTCTTTCTACGCCTGGTCCTAAGTTCTGGTATCTCTGTTGCATTAACAATACCCGGCGAGCATTTGCGCCACTTGCTGCCTGAATGGCTCCGTCTGTTGCTCCAGCAGTTCCTGCTGCGGTTGGTCCTGCACCTATGGCGAGCATTGGGGAACCAGAGTAAGGCATGCCACCTCGACCCGTTATTCCAACGTCGCCAGTGCCTGGGGTTTTTTTTGTCCACATACCTTTGTTGAAGTATCTGCTTCCGTCTTTTCTTGTTCTCCAGCCACCAGCTCTTCCTACAAGTTTTGCATCAGGGTTGGGGTAATCCTTCCCCCATGTAACAGGTCTTCCGTGGGCATCGAATTCTCCTGTTCTTGAATCTCCGCCCCATCTGCGACCTCCGTATAGAGGGCTCCCATGTACGTCGTAGTTGATATTGCCCTTGGCAGGGCCCAGTGCAAGTGGTGGTCTTCCTGGACCAATTGGTATCGGCTTTCCTCCTGGACCAATTGGTCTTGGGCCAGTAGGTATGGGTTTTGGTCCACCAGGGCCGCCGGGTGGGGGTCCACCAGGACCACCGGGTATTGGTTTGCCGCCAATGTTTACGTTGGTGGCAGTAACGTTCATCGTGTTTACGGGGGCGCGTTCTTTGCCAAGGAACCCACCCTTGTTGTTCTTCATGTTGCGGCCCATCATGAGTAGAGCCATGTAAGCCATTGGTCCGCCAAGAATCCCACTGAACTTGGAAAGAAGACCAGTCATCATACTGACGACACTGGTTATGCCTTTAATAACATCATTAAGGAAAGGCAATGCATCCATAAATGCCGTACTGAATATGTCTGAAAGTTTAAATAGCTCAGTAATTAAGCCACCAAGGCTTTGTCCTATTTCGGCAAACGTTTCCTTATTGCTAATAGCACCTTCATTGAAGTCTTTGAATGAATCTAGAAACCCAGACTTCAAAGCCGAAAGAATCGGCTTAAAGATTCCCTCTACGGCTTTGGCACCTTCAACAAACGGTCTAAGTTGTTCTCTTGAAATTCTGAACCATCTAGCAAACTTTTCCCAGCCGCCAGACATGTTTTTGAAAAAGCCATCAGTCTTTGGCAACCATTCTCTCATGAGTTTTACAAAAAAGTTTGATATTTTTTCAACTCCGCTTACAAGTCCGTCAAAGAAAGCGCCTTTTCCGAATTCACCCAAAGAACCACTGACACGCAAAAGGTCAGTTCTAATAATCTTAAAGATTTTTTGCATTGCAACTTTTGCTGGTTCAAGAAACTGTTGACCAAAGTCTGCAAATTCGCCTTTTATTTGAGTAAAGAAAGATTTGGCTTGCCCAATCAGCGTTGAGTTGACCGCTTCAAATTGTCCAGCGACTCCACCAGCTTTAGCAAGCTCGCCAGACATGATGAGTTCTTTCATCTGTTTTTTGCTGGTTACTTTTGCTTTTTTGAGAGCTTGTTCCATTTGTGGGCCAAGCGCTTTTGCCGCTTGCTTAACGCTTGCCATGCTTGTCTTGGAGTTGTTGAGGGCTTCAATAAGTGCTCCAACCTTGTCGGCTGCTGCTGCTGGGTCTTGCCCTGCAGCACCAAAGTCCATGAGGTTCTTTAGCATTGCTCCGCTTTGCGCAATCTGCGAAGACTTCATTGACTTAGCCATTGATGCGTAGGCTTTGTTTAAGGCAGCTACGCCAAGTCCTGCCAACTGTGAATCAGCTTGCAATGTTCTCATTGCGTTTCTGGCCTGATTTGTCCCAGAAATAAACTCTCCAGCTCCACCCTTTGTGAACGCGAACATTGCTGCTTGTTGTTCACGGATAGCAGCAGCGGCTGTTCCAAGTGCTACTGCAGCGCTAGCGGCCGCGCCGGCCATTGCAGTCATTCCCCATGAATAGGCTTTATGTAGATACTTTCCTGCAATGAATAACGCATGAACACCCATTAGGGCGAGGGAAAATACACCAAACTGAAGAACTGTAGCTTTTAGGGCAAGCATGAGGCCCTTGGTTAAGCCCATGCCCATCATCTTTATGCCCTTGTCCATGGAGTCAAAAACTTTACGGGTTTTTACTCCTGCGGTCGTCAGATTTTGGGTGTAAGTCTGTATTGTTTTAGCGCCGCTACTTAGCTTCTTGCCTGAGTTATCAAGCTTGTCGAGAGCCTTGCTTAGGGTGCGTACTTCAAGGGCACCCTGTAGGGCACCCTTAACCTCAATATTGACTGTACCTTCAGCCCTGGCCACGTATAGACCTCACACGCTCATCTGACGATTTTTGGGAAAATCGCGTGAGTGTAGGAAGGAAATCTAGTTTATTGCCTAGATTTGCGTTCCTGCTCTTCGCGGTCGTTACTTATTACTTTAGCACAAGCAAGCCTTATGAGCCATTCAGTTTCTGTTGAATCCAAAAGTCTGACTGGGTCTGTCCCGAACAGTTCGCCTAATCTTGCTGCCGAGATGACGAGCGGGTCTTCAACTAGTTCGTCGAAGACCCCTTCGTAGGGTCCTCAACGTCCACCGAATCAGAATATCCAGCAGCGTCAAGAATTGAAAGAGCGGCAGCCTCGATATGAGGGTCAACTCCAAAGAATTCCTTGACACAGTCAGGGAGCGGGCGAGTAGTGTTGGTCATTTCAAGAATGACTGGAGAAGCGAATGACAGCTCGTTACCGGCATCATCGAATACTTCTTCGTCATCAAACAAGATTCCAACGGTTGTATGACCAATAACTGAGCAGGCGAAACGAGTTCCGTCCATGCCGTTACGGGTGTCTTCACCAGCTTGCTTACGCCAGTTCTTCATTTGATTCTGGGTAATGTTTGGACTGATTTTGATTTTTACGCCAGGACGTTCTGGAACAGGAATAAGCACAACCTGGCGCTCAACCTTTTTCTTCACGATGCTCGTAAGCTTCTGAAGTGGAGTTTCTTCTACGGTAACAGCAGGTTTATTCTGCTTGCCCTTAGGAGAAGAATCTTCTGTGGATGTTGTGTAGAGTTCAGAGTTTTCTGTCATGACAGAAAACCTAGCACATCACTCATGCCAGTGATGGAACTCAGAAGAGAAGATTTATCAGCCAGCTGCGCCAGCACCGGACTCAACGTCCGAGATGGCAAATGTTAGCGAGAAAGTCGCAGGAGCACCCGAAGATGAGTCGCCGTCTGGCTCTGTGATACCGACCAAGAGGGCCTTTGAGTACACGCGGTCAGTGCCTGGAACCTTGAGGTCACAGTCAAAGGTCTCAATCGTAATGTCATACGAAGCGCGACCAACCAACGGGCGGAGTGTTGCAATTTTTTCTGCAATTCCTGTTGGGCCGTCTGCTGCGTTTCTGTCGTCGTCATAATGAGCGGTCAGCGTAATGTCGCCAACTTCAGATGGGGCACAGAGAACGGTAGGACGGAGCTTGCCGCCTTCGTAAATCTTTTCTACGGATGCAGTAATTTCTCCACCAGAAACCTGGGCAAAGTAAAAACCTGTCCACTTCGGGTGCTTCGCTGCTTCGACCGGTACGACCGATGCGAGTACTTGGCGCTGAGATACTTTTGGCATGTTTATATCCTTCTTTAGACGACGCTGGCGGTCAGATTCGACTTGATAATGTCGACTTCGATTTTGTCGCCGACACCGCTGGTGCGAACACCAACTTTGGCCTTGACGGTACCGCCTGCTAGTTGGCTGACTGGGTTGAGGTAGGCATCGCAACGGACTGTGTATCCATTGTCGACTTTCTTGCCGTTGGCATCAAAAGCCTGGAACAAGGCACCTTCTTCACGCAATGGCGCAAGGATTGCAATCAATCTTGACGTAATTGCCGAGAAGATTGTGTCGCGTCCGTCGATTACACCGAAGACAAGGTCTTCGAGGGACCGCTGGGAAGCAACAACGATGTGGTTGATGATTTCCTGAGTCGTGATGTAGCGGAAGTTTTCAGTGTCAACCGACAATGAACGAGCACCGTAGATTCTCACAGAGTTCTGAATGATTCTGATTGAGTTAATCTGGTCGGTATCAAGTGCGTCACCATCTGTTTTGTTGATGTCGCGAGCGGTTCCTGAAACAAACTTTGCTACAGAAATCAAACCGGCTGCTGGAACATGTGCTCCACCTTGGTTATGGGCCAGGGCGCGCTTGGCGGCAACATAGCCGTCTGGCGGGATTAGTCTGCTTACACCGGCGGTGGTTGTTGGAACGAAAACCCATGGGTAGTACATTGCAGCATGCTCGGTAGAGTCAAGAGCTTTGAGTGTGTCACCCTTAGCAATTACGAACGCTGGAGTGTCAGCAACACCACCATGCAAGATGGCGATTCTGTTGTTGGTGTTTGCGTGAGCAATAAGGGCGGTTGATACGTCCTGTGTGGCCTTCAGCGTGCCGTCGTAGTCAGTTACCGGACCACCAACAGTAAGGCGAGTAGCCGTTTCTGCGTCTGGGATTGCAACCGCACCAGTTCCGAGAGAGTCGTTGAAGACATCAAGGCCGGCGATTAGAACGTCGTCGTCTACGGCAAGAAGGTCATCGTCGCCTGCCGAGAGGGGCGTTGAGGCTAGAACCACTGGTCTAGTTGTTGCACCGGTGACAGCTGTTGCTGTTACGTAGCGAGAAGCAACTGAGCTCAAGTTGATACGACCAGCAGCTTGCGCTACCGAGGTAACGTTCCCTGTGGTGTAGACAACGTCGCCATCGTAAGAGACGGAAACTGTAAATGTTGTTGCTGTTGGGTGAGTAACAGTAACTTCAACATCTGCGCTCCATGCACCTGCGCCATTGGCGTCAACTGTCATGACTGGGTCTGTGGCATCTTCAAGAACAAGTGTTCCTGCTGTTGCGTCAGGGCCTACAACTCTGGAGATGTAGCACTGAGTGCCACCCTCTTCAAAGAAGGTCTCGACTGTTGGGTGTAGGTACGAATACGAAACGTATCCGCCGAACATTTGTTCAAATTCTGCGAGGCTCTGAACAAGGATTGCTTCACCAGAAGCTCCTCGTTCCGCTAATCCGACAACAAAAAGCTGCGAAGATTCGCGCACTGTCGCGGAAGATGGGCCTGTTCTGACTGCTGTGGAGATAACTACGCCTGGCATAAGACCTTCCTGTGGTTCGTGTTGAGTGACAATGCCGCCAACGGTTTATATTGTACAGATGATTTGAGGTTGATTATTGCAACTGTTAAAAAGAATGCTGTATAAATAAAATACGACATAGTCAATTACAGAACCGGAAGCGGCGTGGCCGAGTTGCCGCCGCCATCTATTTCTAAATCAATACTTGACACAATGCCAATTGGCTTACGAGAAACGACCTCATCTATCTCCATATTGTAGGAAATATATGCTCCAGCCATGATTCTGTCGCCTTTAAGCAGTGTTAAATCAGAAAACTCTTCACGAAGTGAACCCTCGTCAATTACTACCCTAAAAGATGCTCTCTCGTCATACGCTTTTAGGCACGGATAGTCGAGAAGAGCCGACCTAAGAACAGTTGTGAGCCTATCTCTCATGATTGTGCACTCTTCGGAGCCTTCCGTTTTGACCCACACGTAGGTGCGCATTGAGTACGAAACCCTGTAAAGAGGGTCCGGACCGTCAAAACCAATGCGGTTAAAAGCCGTAGAAGCAATAACTACAGTGATAACAAGAGGCCACGTATCGATAGCGAACGGCTCGTATGTTGTGAAACCTTCAGGGGTTGGGAGGGTGATGTCATCAACACTCCATCCGTTGCGATAATCAATGATTCTCACGGGAATGTCTTCTGAAAGATAATTATTTACGTACTGCTTGGCGAACTGAGCGCCATGCATTAACGGATATCCAGGAACTGTAGGCATTAAGCTGTCAACCCTTCATTGCCTTCAACGATGTAGTTTGCCACTTTCTCTGCAAACTCGCTAATGAAGGATTGTGGAATAAAAAGAATTTGACGCTTAGGCATGTTTGGGGTTCCATTCTGGTGGAACGGAGCATAGTTTAATCCAGTTCCGAATGTTGCGCTTAGCTTGTTTATTTCGTTCACAGAGGGGTCAGAGAGCTCGGAGAGGCTTTTAAACAGTTCTCCGCTACGGATGAGCGTTGTTCTCCCTGGGAGCGCCCTAGCCTTCCATGCGGCGTATTCGGCATCAAGAGGAGACCAGCCACCAACAGGGAGGCCATTGCTGGCAAAGTTGTCTGCAAAAGTTTTCTTTAATACTTGATGCGCCCATTGAAACACGGGCTTAACGTCCGTGCATCTATCACCAATGTCGTCAATGAGATTCTGGACTTTTTCAATCCTGACCTCAACGTCTATTCTGACTCCCGACATGATTACGCTATTCTACTTCGTCTGTACTTTCTCAAGGACATAAGTTCAGTATCTAGGAATCCAGTGACCAGAGGGCCAACGTTTCGTGTTGTGATGTCTTTAAGCCCTACAACATCGTCGTGCATGTTCTGCATCTCTCTAGATGCAGCCCTCAGGATGAGGAGCTTGAACATTGGGATGGCTGAACCATCCAGACCCGCAGTATAAGTAACAGTGACAATGTCGCCATCCAGGGCGTAAAAGTAGTCAATTCCGAATCTACGAACTATGTATTCCTCATCGACCACAAGAGTCCTAAGTACACCGTCTACCGGCTTTACCGTAACTGATGTAACTTCAACTACGGGAGAGTTGCGCAAATAGACAGTATTTGGAGGGGTTGCCCATGTTGTGCTGTCGACCATGCTTGACTCAGAGAACGAGTCGGTATAGGCACCGGAAGGGGCACTTAGAAAGGTTCCCATCGGCACTCCATGAAACATTGACTCAATAACATGCTGTTCTTCAAATTCTTCAACCTCAACAGGTCGACGAAGGTACGCCTCCATCTCGGATTGGAGTCCTGCAAGAATCATGTCGGCCGCATCCTGCTGACGCAGGGACAGCTTTATGTCCATATAGTTAATAAGGTCTGCTCTGGTTGCTAGCACTTGATACCTCCATTAGGCGTTAATCAGTCACAAGGACCGACTTAACGCTTTTTTCTTGGTGTGGCCTTCTTGGCTGGAGCCTTCTTGACTGCTGCTTTTTTAACTGCTGCTGCCTTCTTGGCTGGTGCTGCTTTTTTAGCCGGCGCGGCTTTCTTTGCTCCACCAATTTTTTTGGCAGCTTTTTGAGCACTGCTCTTGGATTTTTGAGCTTGAGTTTTCTGAGCCTTTACGCGGCGCATGATGTCAGAAGACTTGGCTTTTGCTGTTGCCGACCTAAAGAGGTCCTCGTTATTTGTACCTTGACGAACCTTGTAGCCCTTCTTGCGACCAATCTGCTGACTGCCACGGCCTGGGGTAGCGGCAAGACCAAGTGGTCCCTTGCCCTTGAGTTTCTGGTTTCTTTTGGCTCCAATGGCCCTAGCATCCGCGGACGACATGTAGCCCTGTCGTCTAACTGACTCTGCAGCCAATTTTCTGGCATTGGCTCTAGAACCAAAAACATCCTTGATTGCCTTGTTTACGAGGTCCTTTTCTTTAAGGAGTTTTACCCTTTTTGGACCAGTTGCGCCTCTAAGCTGATTTTTGATTCGACTATCATCGAGCAATAGTGAGTCTGCGTCGTCTGTAATGTCCGGGCCGTATCTTACTCTAGGCATAATAAGCCAACTCCTTTGAGAAACATTTTAAAGAAGTTTACCATACAGCGCCAAGCTATTAATAAATAGCCGCGCCAACAAGGGCCTATCTGTCGCTGTTTGGTGGGGACTCTATTGCTGGCCCCTTGTCAAGAGTTCCTGGAGGAGCCTCAACCGGAACCCATGCTCTTGAGTAGGTATATTCCTTAATATTTCTTGACTTCAGTATTGTTCCGTCAATCATTAAAGAATATTCATTGCCCTTCATGCACAGCGTTCTTTCCAGGCTCTTTTGGGTGGCGGCCCTAGACCTAACGAGTTTTTTAATTATCGAAGACATTGGTTTGGCAACCACCGAACCTCGCCCCCTATTGAGGCGAAGATGCATTTCCATTGCTTCCATGGTTCCAATGTCGTGCTTTATGACCGGGATTGTTCTTCCGACTATGTCCATTATTTGCTTTACGTTTGTAGCCAGTAAATAACGTTCAGAGCCGTCGATGATTTCTCCAGTCCTTGAAGAAACATGGATTGGTTGGATAAAGCCAAAATCGGTAAGTGATGCAGAAAGAACTAAAAGGTCCGGTCTCAGTATGTAGGTCGCCCTCCATGATGGAACAACTAGCGTTGATGGGTCAACTTCCTCTATTTCATACTTCATAAGTTGCATCCATTTCTTCGTCATTGTTTCTTACTGTGTAGGCCCTGGTCCCTGGTCCAACTGGTGAAGGTGAACCACCATCTATCTCATTTAGGACAAGGGTTCTAATTAGAAGACTGATTGGGTATCCACGCTGGTCTTCCAAATGTTTTTTGCGAAACTTGGACACGTATGCCTTCGCTTCCATTTGCCTGCGCTCGCCAACAAGGTAGTCCTCAATAAACATTGAAGCACCCTCTAGGCCAAGCCCGGAGTATTCATTTATGAGTTTTTCAATATCAAACTCAGGCCACCATCTACGCTGAGCGTCTATGTGTGGGAAGCACTCAACAAGCCTGTCGTAGAACTCCGGCTCCGTAGCGACTACGTCACCAATTCTGCGAATTGCAATGCTGTGAAGAGGGATACCGATTCTTGTATTGCTTTGTGTCTGTGCAGCGAGGTCGTAGTACTCGCAGTACTCAGAACCATGCTCTTCGATAAGAAACTTGAATACGTCATTTGTATTCCAGTCATAAATCACTTTGGCAAACTTCATCGGAATTCCAGTTTTAAGTTTGTAAGGAGTAACGATGTAGTTCTCGTGAAGCTTCTGAACGCACGACCTATAGCGGACCATTGACTCGCTCGCCCTGACACCGGTAATAAAGGCAACGTTTCCTTTCTTGCCTTGCATGGTGTAGTAGTCGGTTTGTTCTGGAAGAGAAACGTCGTGGGTTAGTCCAAAGTCTTCCCCAGTGATAGCCCAAGGCGGTATGTCTCTTACAAGTCGTCCTTGGTTCTTTCGCATGTTGCTCCAGAGCACCGTAGTTACTCTTTGACCAAGAACCCATATCTCTGCTGGGTAAGGAAGACAATACCACTCCATGTCAACCCAGTCGTAGTTACGAACTTTCTCAACATACTCAATCGTCTTGGGGCTCACCATTTCTTCGTCTCTGAAGATGACTTTTACAGGACCGAGGCCGCGTTCTTCGTGAACTTCTTTGGCAAGATACATGACAGCAGAGGAGTCTTTGCCTCCAGAGAACTGAACGCACACCGTGTCAAACGTGTCGTATACGTGCCTTATTCTTTGGCGGGCTGCATCAATGCAACTCATGTCAAGAAACATTCTTTGTCTAGTCATTAGTATTTTGCAATCTGTGAGAGCCGACTAACCTCGGCACGTAGTTCATCCACGATGCGACGTAGTTCATCACGCTCGGCTATTAGTTTTTCAAGTTCAATTACTTCTTCAGGACTCATTGTATTTCCAGCTATTTCTAGCGTTTCTTGCGTAAACCAAAGCGTATGCGGCAGCCATCAGAATAAAGCCGTACTGCTTTGTTTTGACTGCATAGACAACCCAGAGAATTTCATTGGCAAAGTTTATTAACCAACCCCACCAAACCCTGTTGCCGGCAATCAATAGACCAGTAACTCCAAGAGTTCCTAAAACCCACGACCAGAGACTCATCAAATCTCCGAGTGCTGACCGATGAAGTCCATTAACCGTTCTGAGGTTGTGTTACCAACAATCGAAACATCGCTTCTTAGCCAGCGGATAAAGTCGTACCAACGAGACTGTTGGGCAGGGTTATCAAAAACGAGCGTAAACTGAACCACGGCTTGTTGTGCTGCACCTGCAGCCATTGTGGAACCACGAACAGCTATGTCGTTTTGGTCAGATGACGAAGGCGCAACGATTCTTTTCTCACCTTCGCTATCCCTAGTGACAGTGAACTCCTGTGGACGCAATTCAGGGACATCGTCAAAGCCTTGAATCTCTGTGTTTCTATCGATTAGTACTGGCGGAACATAACTTCCGCTAGTTGACATCTCGCTGCTGTTTCTGTAAGCCTCTTGCTCGTATTCAGCAATCTCAAATTCATCCCAACCGAGTCCTTCTAAAAGTTCTGGGTAGTCTTCACTGACAGAACTGATTAGTTCGTAAAGAATTTCTGGCTCAGAGTAACCAAGCTCAACTGTTCTATTGTCGGCAAGCGCAAACGCAACGGCGCGAGAGTCGTCACCTTCGAGATAGATAACAGCAATCTGGTCCCAGCCAAGAATCTTGGCGGCTTCTAGTTGGTGGTTACCAGCAATGACGGTCGCTGTTCCGTCGTCATTTCTTTTGGCAACGATTGGCTTGACTTGTCCAAACTCGGCATAGGAAGCAGTAATAGCATCAACGTCCCCAACTCTTGGGTTCTTCTCAAGTGGGAGAAGCGTGTTGATATCAACAGCCATTCCTATAAGTGACGGATGAATACCATTGCTCATACTTGATGCCTTACGTTAGCGTTAAGCGTTCTCATTGCATCTACCGATGTTCGTAGAGACAGTAGTTTTTCTCTTTTTGATTTAACAAGAGCTTCGGAGATTTTGTAATCAAACGAAGATTCGTCCAACTTGTAGTCGGCCCATGCTTCGCGTTCCTTGATTGAGCCTTTTGCTGAAAGATATTCTTTGGCCCAGTTTGATTTGTGAAGTGCTTCTTTCTTGGCGTTGTCTATAGCAAGAACCTCGAAGGCTTCTGTTTCTTCTTCGAGCATTCCTAATAAGCGAAGAAGTTCGTTCTCAATATCAACTTGACTAATTGGCTGGTTTCTATTTTTCACTTGAATCCTTTGTATTATCCATCGACGACCAATCTATCTTTTCTAGAGAAGAGAGTTGTGTTGCCGTCCAATCGTATTGGCTTTTTCCTAAATATGCAAGCCCCATCTGTTCAAGAATCCACGCATCGCATTCATCATCTGCACCAGAGCCAGAAAAAACCATGCCTGTTTTGGAAGAGATTGCAGATATGACTTCAGTCTTTCCTGCGTTGCCTTTTCCAGTAGCAAATTTAGCTCTGGAGGTTGGGGGGACCTCTACGTAGGCAATCCCGCATTCCCAGAAGGTCATCCTAATGCACCCACCAAGCTCCCCAATACTATGGGCTTGTGAGTTGCGTGACGCAAACGAGTAGCCCTCGATGATGGCGCAGTCGATTTCTTCGTCTAGGCATATCTGGAGCAATGTCTTGTTTACGTAAGAAAGTCTTTCAGGG